AGTGTCGTGGTTACACGGCGCGGATGTTGAAACCAGAAATGGGAGAAGTGAAGATGCGTTATCGATGGCGTGCTGAGCCTTTTCCGGGGTACTATGTTCCGGGAGAGAAACTTACGTGTAATTGTTACTACGCGGGAGACGAGTGTGTGTATAATAGCTATGACATGTACCCAATGTGGTATTTCGATGGCGGAAACAACTCGTATCAGCACTGGCGGAAGTTGGAGGTTACGATAGATGAGTTACACGAAGGCCCACCTTATAGAACTGGTGGTGACTTTGACAGCTTAAAAATTGTAGCTGACCCGAATCAAATGGCAAATATGGGTACGTATAATAGCACACAATTGTGCACTTATAGTACGCGCCCGTGTTATCGCCTGCCGCGAACAGTTTATAAAAATGCGGCATTCGGTCCTCGTCCGACTTTAGTAAAGCTCATTAATTCAAATTTAATGCTCGATTCTGAGCATCTTAGTGAGCTTACCGTGGATGATTTTCCCACGGCCTTAGTCGATCCATCAACTTATGGTCCTGCCGCCTGGGATAAGTATAAACCAGGCAAGCCAGGTGTAGACCTGGCAGTCGCGATTGGAGAAATCGGTGAATTACCGACTATGCTCCGAACAACGGCTAGAGGTTTCCACAAGCTGTGGCGAAGTCAAGTATCTGGCCTTCGAAGTAAGAGGGCTAAGAAAGAATTGGCGGAGCAATGGTTGAACTGGAACTTTGGTTGGGTTCCCTTCATGTCCGACGTTGTTAATTTTCATCGGACTTACCGTACGATCGACAAGCGTATGAAAAGGCTTGCAGATTATAACGGTTGTTGGGAGCGCAGAGGCGGACCTGTAGCACACATTGACGGGGAGGAAGAGCTGATTTCAGCTTCGACTTCCAGTACTGCACATTGGAATGGCAGCTCTCAGAGCGATTTTCTGTCTGGAGCTGGCGCCTATCGCCTAACACGACGAACTTCTGTCGATGTATGGTTCTCCGGGAAGTTTAAATATTATATACCCGGTTTAGGCACTTCCAAATGGGTCAGAGCAAAATATCTGGCCAAGCAGTTCGGGCTAAGACTAAACCCGAGCGTCGTGTGGAATCTCACCCCATGGTCTTGGCTTATCGATTGGTTTTCCAATGCCGGATCTGTAATTTCAAATTTGCAGGACGATGTTGAGAATCTGGTAGCCAAGTACGCCTACGTAATGGCTGAGTCAACCATGGACTATTTTCTTTGGTCCAGGGCTAAGCTCGCCATGGTAACCCCAAGTCAAATCGAGAACACGTGGCACTATCAAGTGAAACGTAAATCGAGACGAACGGCTAGTAGGTATGGTTTCAATGTTTCATCGGGCGATCTTTCTGCCCGACAGTGGTCGATACTGGCGGCTTTAAAGCTGACCCTATTCGGCTGATATCAACCTTATTTCTATTAGGGAGGTTTCCCATGTTTTCTGATCCACAAACTGTCACAATTAACACTGTTGATAAGACTCTGGCGAAAGTTAAGCCGGAGGCCAATCAATCCATGTACGCCACCGCTGATGAGGCATACAAAATGCGTTTATCGCATCAAGATGCCAAAAACAAACGTCGGCGACACATGGCACGGATCGACGAGCGAAAAGTTGCTGCCGATCCAATCACAGCCGAAAACGACTACGTCACTTGTGGCGTATACATCGTGATCGACGAACCCGAATACGGGTTTAGTGACAGTGAAATTGCCTATTTGGTGGACGGCCTTACTGATTGGCTATCCGCCGCTAATATCGCCAAATTGTTAGCTGGCGAACATTAGTAGGCATGTGACGAGCCGGCAGGTTTTGCTTGCCGGCAACTTTCCCATATGGGATGGATCATATAAATGTGGTTGGAAAACCACCTCCTAGTAAGGAGGGCTTTTGAAAAGCCATAAAAACGACCTAGTAGACCTAGCCTGTTGCGTCTATGAAGATGCTTGGGCTAAGTGTACGGTGCGCTATGATGATGACACTTTGTCACGTCAGCGTGATCTAAGAACCTTAAAATCACGTGTCGAACAGGAGGGGTTATCATTTTTAACGATAACTCTGCCTCAGCTAGCAGACGATTTTGATAATAGTCTTGCTGCTGGGCATATTGTGCCGCAGGCCTTCCGATCATTTAAAAAGATTGGTAAGGCCCGATTAATCCCCGCATTTCTGGGAGGTATAATCGCACAGGTGTTCGACAAGGAGAGAGGGAGTATTCATGACGAACCAGATTTGGCTTCTATTGAAGCTGTCCGGATGCTTGGTCGATGCTTTAAGAAAATTAAGCTGCCTTGTACCCCTATTCGGGAACGCAAGGCAATCGCCAAGTTCGTCACGGATGAGTCGGTTTTTGAGGAGACGCCAGCTCCTGATGCGATCGCTGATTTTCTTGCAGTGGCTCGCAATTTGTGGTCTCGTATACTTCACGATTTACCTGATGTGCGAGATGCATGGCCAAAGCATGGCCCTGGGGCAACCGCTGAGCGTATAACCGGAAACGGAAAGTACGTTCACAAGCGCTGGCACGATAGACTTGAGCCTTATTTCCCATTGCTAGATTACGCATATGTTAGTACTGCGTATGATAGCCCTGAGGTTCAAAGGGTTAAAGTTGTGTCAGAGGAGGAGGAACATCCAGTACGGATTCACCTCGTTCCTAAGACCTTGAAAACACCACGGATTATCGCTATAGAACCGGTCTGCATGCAATATGCACAGCAGGCTTTATCCTCCATGTTAATTGAAAAATTGGAGGATGATCCCGTTACATCTGGTCATATAAACTTTAGTGACCAAGGGATCAATCGGGACTTAGCTTTACGTGCGTCTGCCGATATGTCGATGGCAACCATCGATATGTCGAGCGCGAGTGATCGAGTACCTCGTGATCTTGCGTTAAACATGTTTAATAGCGCGCCTGATTTCCAGGCTGCGTTAGACGCGTGTCGCTCTCGCATGGCAATGCTTCCAGATGGTCGAATCATCGATCTAAAGAAGTTTGCATCCATGGGATCGGCTACTTGCTTTCCGGTTGAGGCTATGTACTTCTACACAATCTGTGTATTAGCCTTGATCCGGGAGGCAGGCCTTCCAATCACCACGGACACGGTGAAACTATGTGCGAGCCGTGTCTATGTTTATGGGGATGATATACTTGTCCCCACAGGCTCAGCACCGTTAGTTGTTGACACCCTGCATGAGTACTACTGCAAGGTAAATACGCAGAAGTCCTACTGGACCGGAAGGTTCAGGGAAAGCTGCGGGCTAGACGCATACGACGGAGAACCGGTTACTCCGGTTTATATTCGTTCGATAGCGCCCAACAACAGGAAACAGGTGAGTGAAATTGTGTCTTGGGTCGAAACCAGCAATCTCCTTTATTTAAGGGGTTATTGGAAGTCGGCTGAGTTCATGATTTCCAGGGTCGAAAAGATCCTGGGAACGGACCTGCCGATAATCGGTCCGGATGCACCTTGCCTGGGCAAACTGTCGTTTCAGGGTCGCCTTTCAGTAGGCAGATGGAGTAAAACCCTTCATCGACCCGAAGTTAAGGGATGGGTGGTTCAACCCATCTATGTCCGAGACGAAATTGACAGCTACGCTGCTCTCACCAAATCGCTTCTAAAACTCGAATCCGGGCGGAGTTCTGAGTATGGTATTAACCATACATCCGCTGGGAGGCAGAGCCTTTCAGAAATTCGAAAGGGGTTTCCGATATCGATCTCATATAGATCGACAATCGAAAAATACCTAATAAAAGGCGAGGCGGAGATTGCTGCGGCGGCAACGCCCAGTGATCTAGAGTATGTCCCACGCCGCGGGGGCGTGACACTAAAATCCCGATGGATAACTCCGTTCTAATCACGGGGTAACTCATGGCATTGTGAGTACCTCGTGATCTTGCGTTAAACATGTTTAATAGCGCGCCTGATTTCCAGGCTGCGTTAGACGCGTGTCGCTCTCGCATGGCAATGCTTCCAGATGGTCG